TGCACTTAGATCCTTGTCCTATTCTCTTTGTTCAACCAACTGTTGATGATGCCAAATCATTTTCAAAAGAAAGAGTTGAACCTATGTTAAGAGATACAAAAATTCTTAAAACATTAGTAGATAAAGTTAATAAAAGAGAAACAGGAACTGTTCAGGAAAAAATGTTTCCTGGGGGATATGTAAGATTTGTTGGAGCAAATTCTCCATCTGGATTAGCAAGTAGACCTATAAAAATTACATTGTTAGATGAAGTTGACAGGTTTCCTTTATCAGCAAAAAAAGAAGGAGACCCAGTAAAATTAGCTGAGAGAAGAACAAACAATTTTTATGATAGCAAAAAAATAAGAGTTTCTACTCCCACAGATGATGCAACTTCTAAAATACAATTATTATATTTGGCAGGTTCACAAGAAGAATGGAGTTTACCTTGTCCATACTGTGGAGAATATCAAGCCTTAGAGTTTGAGCAACTTAAATATCAAGATTTAGTAGAGCCTGAATTTGAGTGTAAATTTTGTGGAGAAAGTGCAGTTGAAAGCGAATGGAAAAAATATGGACAAACTAATGGGAAATGGATAGCTAAGTTTCCAAAAGAAAAAGAAAATAGAAGTTTTCATCTTAATGCATTAGCTTCACCCTGGGTAAGTTGGAAAGAAATTATAGCTGAATATCTAAATGTCAAAGATGATGATTTTCAATATAAAACTTTTATAAATACTGTACTAGGTAAGACATTCACTGTAAATCTTGATAGTGCTATGGATTATGAAGCAATCTATGAAACAAGAGAAGACTATGGAGCAGAATTACATGACAATGTTGTTATTCTTACTGCTGGTGTGGATGTACAAGACAATAGACTCGAGGTTGAGGTTGTTGGCTGGGGTTATGGTTATGAAAGTTATGGGATTATTTATAGAGATTTTCCAGGTGATCCAGGAAAAGAAGAAGTATGGTTAAAATTAGATGCTTTTTTAAGAAAAAAATTTAAATATAAAAATGGAAAATCGTTAATGATTGCAGCAACTCTTATAGATTCAGGAGGACATCATACAGGAAGTGTATATAAATATGTCCATAAAAAAGAGAAAAGAGGAATTTATGCAATTAAAGGACAAGGAAGTTGGGGAGTTAATATTCTAAATGGTTTTAGAAAAACAACTAAAAAAGGTACTCCTTCAATAAATTTACTTAGTTTAGGAGTAAACGCTTTAAAAGATTTAACATATTCAAGGCTTTCAATTTTAAATGGTCCAGGTAAATGCCATTTCCCAAAATCTAGTACACAAGGATATGGAATAGATTATTTTAAAGGACTAACAGCTGAGGTAAAAGTAAAAAAATCAACCCCAAGAGGTATGAAAATAGCCTGGGAAATTCTTCAAGGAAGAAGAAATGAACCTTTGGATTTGAGAAATTATGCAACAGGTGCAGTAGAACTCATCCCAATTGATTTAAATGATAAAAAATATATGAGAAAGGAGATTAAATAATGGTATTTACAGAAGAACAATGTAAAGAACATTTACAAGCTTGGTTAGCAGCTGATTTGGCTGTGTCAAAAAGTCAGAGCTATACAATTGGAAATAGAGTTTTAACAAGAGCAAATTCACAAGAGATAGCTAGAAATATAAAAATATGGTCTGAAAGATTAGCAAAAGTACAAAGAGGATATAGTGGTCCTAGAACTTTTCAAATTATTCCTAGATAGGAGGTTTTTATGAATTTAATTGACAAGGCGATAGGGTACTTTAATCCTAAAGCTGGTGCTGAAAGAATTAGAGAGAGGCGAAAATATGATAACCTTATAAAAATTGAGAAAGGTTATTCAAATAAAGATGATCCTGTTCTTAAAAATTGGAATGTTGGAGCTAATAGTCCTGATGAAGATTTGTTATTAAGTCTTGAAGATTTAAGAGCAAAGTCAAGAAACTTATATATGAATAATGATCTTGCTGGAGCTGCACTAAAAAAAATGAGAACTAAAACTGTTGGAAGTGGCTTATTGCCAAAACCAACAATTAATTATGTCTATTTAGGAATAGAAAGAGAAAAAGCAAAAGAGCTAGAAAGAATTATAAAAAATAAGTTTAATGCATGGGCTTTATCTCCTAATTCTGATGCAAGTAGAATGTTTAGTTTTTATGATTTACAATCACTGTTACAACTTAGTTGGATAATGAATGGAGATGCTTTCGCAATTCCAATGAGAAAACACAGAAAAGGAGTTAGTATAGAGCTTTGTATTCAACTTCTTGAAGCAGATAGAATTGTGAATCCGATAGGAACTATTAATAAATATATAAAATCAGGAGTTGAGTATGATGAACAAGGAGAGCTTAAAAAATACTATGTAGCTTCGTCACATCCAGGAGATAACTTTAATTACAAAGTAAAAGGGTATCCAGCTTTTAACAGTTTAGGTAGAAAAAATATCTTACATATTTTTGAACCTGAACGAATAGGACAAAGAAGAGGAGTTCCAATTTTAGGTCCGATTATTTTTTCACTTAAACAGCTAGGAAAATATAAAAGCTCTGAATTAACAGCAGCAGTTATCAATGCAATGATAGGACTTATTATTGAAAGTGAAAGTGCTGATGAAGAGGGATTTGCAGGAGGTTTTGGAACAACTGATGAAGAAAATACAACAGAAAATCCAAAACAAAAAGAACAACAAATAACCTTAGATCATGGAACTTTGGTAGTAGGTAAACCAGGAGAAAAAATAAAAGAATTTTCTACAAGTAGACCCAATAAAAATTTTAAAGAATTTGTTGAAGCAATATATGAAGAAATAGGAGCAAACTTAGAGATTAGTAAAGAAGTTTTGATGTCTAGCTTTAAAAATTCATATAGTGCTGCAAAAGCTTCACTTGAAGAAGCACATCAAAGGTTTCAAGTTTCAAGAAAAATATTAGAAAGAACATTCTGTCAACCAATTTATGAAGAATTTATACTTGAACTTATAAAAAATGGTGATATAGATTGTCCAAACTTTTTTGAAGATGAATCAGTTCGTTATGCTTTCACTCGTTGCATATGGGTTGGAGCTGGAAAATCATCTCTTGATCCATTAAAAGATGCCAATGCAAATGGAAAAGAACTTGAAAACTTTACTACAAGCAGAAGTATAATAGCTGCTACATCAGGCTATGACTATGAAGAAATCTTTAGAGAAAGAGCAGAAGAAGAAAAAGAAATTGCTCTTCTTGAAAAAGATTTGAAAAATATTCGTAAAGGGGGTGAAAAATAATGCCTAGAATAAATGAAAATAAATTTTTTGAAATAAAAAATCTATCAGAAAATACAGTTGAAATTAGAATATATGGGACTATAACAAAATGGGCTGACAAAGAATATGGACAAGTTAGTTCAGCTAGTTTTGCAAAAGAATTAGAAAATTATAAGAATGTTTCTCAAATAAATTTGAGGATAAATTCTCCTGGAGGAGATGTATTTGAAGCAAGTACTATTTATAATCTTTTAAAAGATTTTGCAAAAGTAAATAATATTCAAATAACTGGTTATATAGATGGATTAGCTGCAAGTGCTGCAAGTTTTTTAGTTTTATGTGCCTCTAAGGTAGTTATGGGAATAGGAGCATTATTCATGATACATAATCCTCTAACTTATGCCTATGGGAATACAGCAGAATTACAAAAACAAATTCAACTTTTAGATACAGTTAAGGAATCTATTTTAGATATTTATTGTACAAAATCTAAATTAAATAGAGAAGAAATTGCTGAAAAAATGAATAATGAAAAGTGGTTTCGTGCTAATGAAGCTTTAGAAGCTGGATTTGTTGATGAAATAGTAGAGAATGATAACTCGTTAGAAAATATAAAAAATATTTCCAATGAGTTGCATATTGAAAATTATATTCATCAAGATTTATTGAAAGAAAAATTAAAAGAAATTGAAAATATGAAAAATGCAGGAGGAATAAATATGCCAAAAAGTATACAAGAATTAGTGAATGAATACCCACAATTAATGAATGATTTTAAAAATCAGATTATTAATGAAGTTAAAGGAAGTGAAAAAGAAAAAATTGAAAATGCTGTTCTTGAAGAAAGAAAAAGAATAGAAGCATTAGACAAAATTCCAGTTATAAATGATAAACAAAGAGAAGTGATAAATAAGGCAAAATATGAAGAACCTAGAGACTCAAAAGATATTGTAGTTGATTTTTATATGTCAAATGCTAATAAGGCACAGGAAGAAATTGAAAAAATAAAAAATGAACAAAAAAAAGCTGGAATTGATGGTATAGCACCTTCAACTGAAGAGGGACAGGATGATATTTTTAATGAAATATGTGCTGCTGCAATACAAGCTTTCAATAAAAAATAGGAGGAAAGAATATGTCAAAAAATAAAATTTATACAAGTACAGACCAAAGAATATTTCAAGGAGATTTTCCAATTGAAACAAATGCTTTAACTCTTCAAACAAAAGTTGAAGCTGGTGATATTGTTGCATTAAGTTCAGCTAAGAAATTTGGAAAATATGATGGAACAACATATTCTGATGTTTATGGGGTTGCTTATGAAACAACAGAAAATGCTGGTCAAACAGTAGTTATACTAACAGGAGGGCTTGTAAAAAGTTTTCCAAAATTTAATGGAAAAGAAGAAGAACTAACTATTGCATTAAGAAAAATAGGAATTTTTATAAAATAAGGGAGGAATAAAATGCCAGGATTATATACACCAGTAACAATAAAAAAAGTTAGACAAAATTTAGATGTGAAAAGAGACTTTTTAACAGGTCTTTTCTTTGAAAAATCTTCTAAATCATTAACTCCAACAATCATATTAGAGTACACAAAAGCAGGAGAAGCTGTAGCTCCATTTTTAACACCAATGGAAGCAGGGAGACCAGTTTATTCAAGAACTAAAAAATCTAATGTAATTAATGCTCCTTCAATTGGTCCAGAATATTCATTGACTGAAAAAGATTTATTTGAAAGACCAGCAGGAGCAAGTATTGAAGAATTTAATCCAGCAATAGAAACTGGAAAAAGAATAGGAGAAATATTAGGAGATCAAGAAAATTATATAAAAAATAGAATTGAATTAATGGTATCTCAATTTTTAACAACAGGTATCGTTAAGTCTGGAGATAAAGAAATTGAGTATGAAGTTAATTATGAATTAGGTAATAAAGTTACATTAGCTTCAGGTAAAAAATGGACTGATACAGGAGTTAATCAGTTATCTAGCTTAGATAGCATAATTCAAAAAGCAGAAGAAAATGGCTATAAAACAGAAAATATTGTTTTAGGATTAAAAGCAGCAGATTTACTAGTAAATTCAGAAGCATTTAAAAAAGCTGTTTCACAAGATTTACAAAGTGAATTTGTAAAAAAAGCAGTTAGAACTTATCCAGGAATAATTTGGATAGGAACTTATAAAAAATTTGGAGTTGAACTTTTCTCTTATAGTAGAAAAGTAACTGATACTGATGGGAAATCAATTCAATTAATGCCAACAAATATGGTAATTGGAGGTCCTGCTGCTGGGGAAGTAATCTATGCTCCTATTGTATTTATGGGAAATGGATTTGTACATATGACTGAAAGATATTCTAACTTAGATACAACAAATCCTAAAGCAGCAAAGATAACAACAGAATCTCGTCCTGTTTTGCAACCTTGTGATGTAGATGCATATTTTTCTTATGTGGTATGTGATGAATAAAGATAAGGGAGTTTTTACTCTCTTATCAAACTTATAAAAAACGGAGGATATATGAAAATAAAATTTGAAAGACATTATGGAGAATATAAAATTGGTGATTTAGCTGATTTTGAAAAAGGAGAAGAGCTAAATTATATATTAAAAACAGGAACTGCAACAATTATTGAAGAGGATACTCCAAATTCAGAAGAGATTGAAGAAAATAAAAATGATGATTTCGGAAATTCCGAAGTAGAAGAAACAGAAANTTTATAAAAATGGAGGATGTATGAAAGTAAAGTTTGAAAGACATTATGGAGAATATAAAATTGGTGATTTTGGTAATTTTGAAAAAGGAGAAGAATTAAACTATATTTTAAAAACAGGAACTGCAATAAAGATTGAAGATGATACTCCAAGTTCAGAAGAAATTGAAGAAAAAGAAAATGATGATTTCGAGAATTCCGAAGTAGAAGAAACAGAAAAAGATAATAAAAAAAATAAGAAAGTGAAATAATGGGCTTTAAAGAACAATTAAAGGAAGATTTAGAAATATTTTTAGATTTAGAAGAATTTGGAGAGAAATTTAAAGTTGATGGAGTTGAATACTTTGGCGTTATTGAACAACCAAATAATAAAACACCAAAAGAAGAATATGAAGGAGTTATAAAAGATTTAGATTTTATAATTTATACAAAGTATCAAAAAGATTTAGAAAAATATAGTGCTGGAAAAGAATTTTCTTTGAATGGGAGAAAACTTATTGTAAATAGGAATTATGTAGAAGAGGGGCTCATGGTTATTGAACTCTATGAAAGAGGTACTTATTAATGAATGAATTTCTTGAAGTCAAAAATTTAGAAAAAGCTGAGGCAATGTTAAAAAATATTCCAAATGGGATAGAAAGAGCTATAACTGGAACTATTAATAAGGCATTGGTCAAAGTAAAATCTGAGATAAAGAAAAAAGTTAGCAAAGATTATAACATTATAAAAAAAGATGTTGATAAAGATTTAAAAATAAGAAAAGCAACTTTTGCTACATTGACTGGAACTATAAGTGCAAGATATCCAAGAGAACCTATTATTCGCTTTTTAGCTTCAAGTAGTAAAAGAAATACAAAAGTAAAGATAAAGAAAACTGAAAAAAGTAAAGTATTAAATGGAAAACCAGAGTATGTTGGAAAACCATTTATAACTATCTTACAGAATGGGCATATGGGAATTTTCCAAAGGAAGAGCAATGAGAGAAAAAGAACATCAAAAGGAAAAAATATAGGAAAAAAACAAACTCCTATTGCTCAACTTTATACAATAAGTATTTCTGAAATGATAGCTTCTGAAAGCGTTTCTAAATATGCTATGGAGCAGGGAGGAAAATATATAGAAACTATTTTAGAAAAAGAAATAAATAGAATTTTACTGGGGTATACAAAATGATAAATGTTAGGGAACTTGAAGAAGAAATAAAAAAAATAATAGAGCCTATAATAAAAGGTAAAATTTTTCCTGTTTACAAGGGAGAAGAAAGAGGAGAAAGAGAGATAGATATCTATATTGGCTCACTTCCTCCTGACTCTGAAAAAACTATTATTCCAGCTATAACAATTAGGGTAACTGGAGCTAAGAACACATTAGAACAAAAAAAATTATCAGTTTTAATTTCAATTGGGATTTTTAGTGAAACTTCTGAAGATGGATATTTAAAAATTTGTAATTTAACTCAAGAAATTTTTGAAAAATTAATGGAAATTGGGGTAATAAATAACAGATTTGAGATACTTCCAGAAGCTGAATGGAACTTACCAGAAGCACAACCTTATCCCTATTTTTTGGGATTTATTGACTTAAATATTATATATGAAAAAGATTATAGAAAAGATTTAGAAGACTGGGTAAATGGAGGTGATTGAATTGGCTAAGGCTAATCAAAAAAATGAAGAAGAAGTAAAAAATGAGGTAAATAATGAAATAAAGGAAGATAACAAAGAAGTACAAGAAGGTGATAAAGAAGAAACAAAGGAAATAGTCAAAGAAGAAGAAAAAGAAAATTTTACAAAAATATACATAGGTCCAACTATTCTTGCATATAATTTAGCAGAAAATACAGTTTTTATAGACTCATTTCCTGAAAATATAAATGAAGCAATTGAAAAATATCCTATTATTAGTAATTTAATGATAGATATTGATAAATTACAAGATAGAAATAATGAGTACTATAAAAATAATTATCTTATTTTAAAAAATGAATTAGGAGGAAAATAGATGACATTTAGACATGGTGTAACAGGGAAAGAAAGCCCTACAAAATTAATAGCTGCTGTAAGTGACGGAATAACTCCAGTGTATGTTGGAACAGCTCCAATTAACTTATGTAAAACAAAAAATGTTAATGAACCAATTTTATGTAGTTCTTATACAGAAGCAGTTGAAGATTTTGGTTTTTTAAATGATTTTAATAACTATACTTTATGTGAAGCAATAGATACACATTTCTCAAAATTTAATATAGGTCCAATTATTTTAATAAATGTACTTGACCCTACAAAGCATAAAAAAGAGGTACAAAATAAAACAATAAAATTTATTGATGGTAGATATTTATTAGAAGATATTGGAATAATGCCTGAAACTTTAACTATAACAGAAACTTTTGAATATGTAAAAAGCTTTAATGATAAAGGACAATTAGTAATAATTCCTAATGAAGTAAGAACAACAGATATCCAAGTTAGTTATAGTATGATAGACCCTTCAACAGTCAAGAATATAGATATAATAGGTGGAATAGATGGAACAACAGGAAAGAAAAAAGGATTGGAATTAA